CCGCGTCGGGCAGGTCCGCCTTCAGGGACTTCGTGTCGAGCGTGGCCCTCATGTGCGGACGCCTCAGGGTGAGCGTGCATCCCTCAACCTCGACCTTGTCGATGTTGGAGACAAGCATTCCCTCGTAGAGGCTGCCGCATACGGCGTCCACACGCGCCTGAAGCTCGTCGGCAAGCCGCTTGGCGGCCCTCACCCGGCCCATGAGACGGGGAAGGTCCTCGCTCCTGACAATTTCCGTGATGGCCTTGGAGCGCTCGTCCTCCTCCGGCACGAACAGGCTCCCCTCAGCCTCGCACTCGAGCAGGCGCCATATCTCCGAATCCGGGATGCGGTCGATCCCATGCATGGCGAACCTGCCCGCGTCATGGTCATAGTGCAGGCACAGGAGCCTCGGCACCCTCACCTTGTTGGACGCCTCGAACAGGCACGCATATATGGACAGCTGCCAGCTGAGCGCACTCCGATGGACCTTCGAGGTGGTCTTGAAGTCCGCGATGGCATAGTCGCCCATGACAAGGTCAATCTTGCTCGCCACGGTCCTCTCGTCGCTCACGAGATACTCGGAGACTTCCGGGGAGAGCCCGTTCGCGTCAAGGAACTCCCTCAAGCCGTCGAAAAAGTCCTCTTCCGACTTGTTCCCCGGCATTTCCATGCCGTTGACATAATCCTGGACAAGCCCGTGATAGTGGCTGCCCCGCTCCGCCGCCGCGTCCAGCAGGCCCTTCGGGACTCCGGAATAGTCGGGCGACAGGCAGTGCTTCCTCATGAGGGAAGTCACCCCGATGAGCGGCTTCCCGTCAAACGCATAGGTGTGCCCGGTGACGTCGAACACGACCGGAGACTGATACAGATTCATCATTGCGCTGTCCTCGGAAACCTGACTGAAATCCTTCTGACGGCGGCGTCAAACTCCGCGTCGCCGTCGAAGAGGTCCTTGTACTTGTGATAGTTTGCGACAAGGTCCTTCCTGTCCACGGACCTCTCCATGCATGCGATCGCCTCGGATATGTCAGGCTTCGCCGCAGGCCGCGCGGGAGATGCAGCAGGATTTGGGGTATATTTGGTGGCATCCGCCGCCCAATAAACGTCAGCCCCGATGCCCAGCTTCTTGGCACACACGCTTATTGCGTCCGTCTCTGACATCTTGACGCACTCGTCATTGATGCCGGAACCCTTGCCTTTTCCATAGATTTTGTTGCCGCCGACGCCCTCGATCGGCCTGCTCCATTCTCCCGTCTTCGGGTCCTTGACATACAATTTTATTCTGACCCATTCGCAAGCCTCGTCGCCGAAAGTCTCCACCCAATGCTCCACCATCTCCGTGTACCAGCCTATGCCGCACGGGCCGAACCTCTCGGTGAGGGCCTTGATCCTCCACATGGGGTTTATGTCCGTCTTTCCGGACAGGTTCCCGCCCTGGATCTTCCTCTGCGCGTTGGCAGGGACCTCCCTCCATCCGTCGTACCATTCCAAATTGCTTTTCATAAATCACACTGATTAAAAATTCCTTATTATCTCGTCCCACTTGTCGGCCGCCGTCCCGCCCCGGAGGATTCTCCTCCTCAGCTCGCGCCTGAGCCTCCCCGCGTTCGCCTCGGCCAGCGGGTACATGGCCTCCGCGAAGGCCCTCATCCCCTCCTCGTCATCGCGGCCGCAGGCATGCCCGGAGAACCTCTCCGCGAACTCCACGGAGGCGCGGAGGCTCCAGGCGGACGGCGGCCCGGCGCGGACGCCGTGGGCGGCGTCCCCGGCGAGGAGCCTCCTCCTCCACCTTTCGATGTTGTCCTCCATAAAGTTACTGATTCATTGACGGCCTCAGACGTCTGAAAGCGTTTCACTTGTCGTCGGCCTTTGCCGGCCGCCGCCCCACGTCCGCATTCTCCGCCATCCAGTCGACGGCGGCGTTCGCGACCTCGCTGAGGGCCAACTTCGCCATCACGTCGCACACGCAGTCCTCCACGTCGTCAGGACTGACCGAGCCGTCATAGAGGGCCCTCCCTATCTCATCCTGGGAGAACTCCTCCATCCCCCTGAACTTCCTCACCATGCCGACGGCGCTTCCCTCCCCGATGTCGTCCGCCATCTCCTCGGCGAGCCTCACTATGTCCGCCCTGTTCCGCATGAAGAAGCCGACGGTGTCGGAGTGCCATGTGAAGCCGGGGAACCCGGCGTCCGTCCCGCATGGGGAGTCGCAAACGTCCCTCATCACCGCGAAGAACCCGTCGGAGTCCTCGCAACCAAGCTGCCGCCGCACGGCCTCCGCCAGCGACGCGACCGTCCCGTTCTCCGAGAGGAACAGCCCGAACCTGTCCGCATTTCCATCATTCCTTTTCATTCCTGTCGTGTTTTTTTGATTCCCAATTCCTCGCAGGCCTCGACGAGGTCCTGGCTCCACCCGAAGCTCAGGTATGCGTCCCCCATCCTCGACGCCAGCCTTTCCATCGTCTCGTCGTCCTGCCCCGGGTCGAAGCCGAACTCCGTGAGGTCGTCCCTCGACACCACGAGGACGGGGAACTCCAGCATGTCAGACCTCACGGCACGCAGGAGCCTCTCCTCGGCCTCCGTCCTGCCCGGAATCCCCTCGAAATGCCGGACAAGGGCCCTTTTCAAAACGGTCTCCATGGTCAGTCTCGTCTTGCGTCGCCCATCATGCGGGCGACCTCCGCTGCCTTGAACTCGTCCACCCTGCCTTCCAGGGCTTCCTGGGCCCTGTAGGCGTCGTCGATCGCGGAGACCGCGTCCCCGACCGTCGGATAGCAGACCGGCATGCGGTCCAGTATCAGCCTGTCAATGTCGTAAGGCCTTGAGCCCAGCCGACACTGATAGGAACAGTCATCCGTCGGGTCGGCCTTCGAATAGCCGATGGCGAAGTCCCTGTAATGGACATAGAACAATTCACATACGTTGTCACGGACGCTTTCGATGAGGGCGTCAACCACTTCCTTCCTTGTCATGATAAATTGATTTTTGAATTGTCAGTTGTTTTCTTTTCGTTCGTTTCTCCACTCTACGATCCTGTCGGCAACCTCCCCAAGGATGAACCAAGACATGGCGTTGTAGATGAAGAAATACTTGTTGTCATTCCGCAGCCCATACAGGGCTCTTCCAAGTCCGCATTATCCTTGCAGAACCTTTCAAATTCACTGTTCATTTCTCTTTCGTTTTGAAATTCCTGTCTCTTATTTCCTTTGATGATTGAAAATTTTCAAAAAAATTTGTTTTTAATAAAATAAAAGCATATATTTGCAGTGTCAATTAAGCTCCATACGCTTTCTTGCGTCAAGGGATCTGGGGTCTGAAACACCCGCAAAATCCGCCGGCGAATGAGTATGGACTTTCGTTGGCGGATTTTCATTTGAGCCGGGGACTCCTGCAAAGTCCCAGGACGCTCCGGAGGATAAGAATGGTGCCAGCCCATATACGCTCGGAGCAGACATCGGGTAAATCCCCTCACCGCAAGCGCGGAAACATAGAGGAAGGGTTTTTGTTATGGCTTCAGACTCCGATACGGCAAAAATGGTCACTGATATGACCCGCTTCTACGGGCTGCAGGTTCAGAAACCCGTACTTGCGCCCAGGCGATGACAAGCCTGGCCATGGAGTTCAATTTAAACCTGGGCGGAAACTTCAGTGACTGAGAAACCTTAATTCGCCGGACGCACGCAATTTTTTTGCTCGCGCCCGAAGAGGGGAAAATTGTCGGAAGATTACACTTGCCGTTGCGATTCGCTTTCAGCAATTATTGTCCTTGAGCCACTGATAACAACATGTCATCCTCTATATGTAAAGATGACTGTCGTTCCATTCGGGTTCTACTCAATGTGTTTCGCACAATCTTCGTAGCTGTTGATATCACCCTTGAATGGTATATGCTTTATAAGCTCAACCCATTCAACGTAATCCCTAATACGCTGAGTTGATTGTCGAAACTGCTTCATCTTCCAATTTTTACATTTCCCTTGTTTACGTATGAAATAAATTTTTTCAATAAAAAAAAAGAACCGTATAAATCAAATCTATACGGTTCTTCTTTATATTCATGGATTTATAAGTTACCCTATCTCAAGTTTATAGAACTTAAAATGGAAACCATCAGGCAATGTCGTCGTGCCTTCCGGCAGTCTTCCGCCCTGAGGACGTGACACATACAAAACGTCTCCCGCATTCAGCTTCATGCTTGCCCTGACACGTGACAACACGCACGGCTCATCAAATCGCCGTCACACACCGACGACATCATCACGCCTGACAACATCCGCAACGTCGCGAAACGACAACCACCAGGCCTCGGACGGAGTGTCCGTCCCTCTCTCCGGTCTCGTCATGCTCTCATGTTCCATGCGGATGTCATGCGTGAGGTCGGCGGGCGGTCTTGCGTCCCTCATGCGTCGGGAGCCTCCGTCGTGTCGACCCACGTGTCTTCCTCCGGGAATTCGACATGTTCCCCGGGGCACAGCCGGGCTATGAGCAGGAGGGTGAAGAGGTCAGGCTCGGTTTCCATGGCATGACTTCCTTTTGCGGTTCTTCGTGTCTCCGAGGAGGAGTTCCGACCCGGCGACCGCCATTGTCGTTGCCGCCACGAGCCATGCTCCCCCGACGGCCGAGATGCCCGCCGCCCCGACGAGGAGCAGCAGGCCGAGTGCTTTTCTTTCCATTTTCCTATAATGTGATTTGCTTTCAGAATTATCATCAAGGATGACTTCCATGAGTCCGTGTCGCGCGCGCGTGCGCGTTATATCTCTTGATAATTATAATATGGTAATTATATAATATATGACTACCAAGATATAATAATGATATAATATGTTATATATTATATCATTATGTATATGACTGCTAATTTGTAAGAGGTTAAACATATAGGTCAGTCAGAGTATCGTTTGGTATCATTGACTGTACTCTGGTGCTTAGCAGAGCCTTGGACAGAATAACCCCTAACCCGTGGTCAGACGGGTCGTGGTCATTGTCCAAGGCCTCACGAAGGATGGACGTACTCCGTCTGCTCCCTTCGCCCCGGACCCGCGATTCATGTAGATGTCGCGGTAGAAGAACACATCGATCTACATCGATCATGACACCGGTTCTTCGGACTCTCTCGAATCCCACCTGTAGTTTGCGTTTGTCATGTCCCCTCTGCGCATAATCTGTGATATGAGTGGCTTGCGTTGTCACACAGACGAGTTCTCACAGATGGCTGATTCGATTTTCTTGTCGGTGGACATAAAAAAAAATCTGCCGATGTTGTGACTTCTTACTGCATATCGGCAGGGTCATCGGCAGATTCCAGCTTTTCGCTGTTGTACTTCTACGATCTGCGCCTTGTATCAGACGCGCCGATATGTTTGAATTCACACTGCAAATATATGCTTTTATTTTATTGAAAGCAATTTTTTTAAAAATTTTTAATCATCAAAGTAAGTACGTTGCATGTCGCGCACGCGCGAGGGAGGACGGCCGCATCGGCGTCGTCCCATCCCTCCTCGCGGCGGACTGCGATGCGCTCACGGAAGCCAAACGCCGGCCTCCGCGCACGCTATGTGTGCGGGCCTGCCACATGAAATCCATATGACGGCCCGGTTTTTGCAAAAGAAAGGGTCGCGAGTCTCACGACTGGCGACCCATGTGTTAGCATTGCCCAGAACGGGCTCGTCCTCCAGACATGGAGGGCGACGAGGGCCATGGCGGGGAGTCGGACCCCGCCTTTCCCGTGTCTCGTCCCGCGACAAGACACAAGACGTCCCCGACGGACATGGCCTTTGAATCCGCCCATGTTTGACTTGCCGGCGGCGGGGCAAGGATTTCACCGCCCTCGGGACGGAAAGGCGAAAACAAACCGTTTTCTGTTCCGAAGATGATTGCGAGGGGATTTCTGTTCGGACGCCCCCTCGCAAAAAAAAAGCTCCCCGAAGGGAGCTTGAGGCTACTCGGCTTCGACAAACTCGTCGTTCTCGAGATCTTCGGTCTCGAAGAGCGTGCCGTCCTCAAATTGGAGCGTCAGCCACTTTGGACTGCCCCAGCCATCCGCCTCGGCCATCTTGCCTATGCGGAATTTGAAGTCGGATACTTTCTTGCCAATCACTTTCCCAGCCTCTTTCGGCCCGACCGCCTTTCGAGGCCATACGGATATTCGGATTGACTCCCCGGTCGAGAGGTTCACCGCCTCCCCCCTGACGAGCAGCCTCTGACGCTTCTTATTGTCGTCAGAACTCAGCTCAGTTCTCATGTTCCTGAATTCGATTCCGTCCGCATTGCCCTGAATGACTGCATAGAATTCCTTAAAGATAAAGGAGCTTTTCCCTGTGTAATTGATTAACATGGCTTTTTTTTGGTTTGATGGTTATGCCTGGGACTATCCCATGGCTTTCCGCAGGACGGGGGGTAAAGGAGGCGTATTTTCTCCTTACACACATACGGCAAAAATCATCAAACAATTTAACTGTTAGATTCGATAGGGGGGGGGCTAAAAAGGCAAGTCATCACAGGCGGGTGTATCTTTCTTCTCGTAGGATATGAGCGGATGTTTATTATCTCTACATTCAAGGGATGTCCCGTCCTCGAATTGGATCGAAACCCACCATTCGGGGCTTTCGATATGATTATCATTGATTCTAACCCTAAATTCAAAGTTCGCTATGGCTTTCCCGAGGTTGGCCTTGATTTCGTCATCAGTGACCTCATAGCGGGGCCACAGTGCGAAGGCCTCGGACACGCCCGCCTCGAGTATTTTGCCCGTAGCCGGGTCTATGAGGTCATAGTGTTGCCTGCCCTTTATCATCGGGCGGCAGACCTTGTTATTATCTGTAGAAGACATTTCTAATCGGAGATTGGATAGGGTTATCCCTCTGTTTTCGAGATTTTTACGTGCCTCGAAATCCATAAAAAAGTATTCTTTATGACAAAAGTCTGGAGAACGTTTATGCTTTATTCGCAAGTCATGTCTCGTAATATTGGTCGAGTGGCAATAACTGCCACATTCGTTTTCAGATACAAATGTCCTATTATCGTCAGTCATGAATCGTATCAAGCCAAGACATACATCACCACGATTTATTGTTGAGTATGATGATATTTTGCAATTGTTATAGCCGATGATTTCTTTTCTTGGCGGAATCGTGTATGAGGTATGACAATATTTTATTTTTGGCAAACTATTGTCCTCTTTGCTAATTAAAGTTCCGAAAATGCAGGCGTTGGTCATGGAGATAGTCACTTTCATGTCGGTTGGGATTATGTCATTATGTGGCGCACCATCGCTGTATGTTATGTATTGTTCTTTGTTATGAGCGTTTGGGTGAAACCATGTCCGGCTAATAGTTGTGGCTTGAATATCCGTCCATCTGCTATGTTGTATGGATTTGGAAAGAGAATGAATATAAGGCAAATAATCAATATTCCCGTCGATAAATTCAGCTATTGAGGATACAATTCTCATGCAATCATATAGGTTCATTACAATCTGATATTCAGAAAATCGTATCACGAACCAATTGCTGCCAGTGAAGATTTTGTTTCGCTGATCATCATCCCCTCCTATATAGTGTATGGGCATCTTTGCGCCTGAAATACTATTGATAGTGTAAGGCTCATCAAGCTCCACATCGATGAAGTATTTGTCATTTACCGAGGCGATGACATCCGGAAACCTGCCGCCAAGAGTACCATCAATATCAACTGAGAACTTTGATAGTGATGGAATTGCATTTCTTGCTGCCGTGTTAAAATCTTCGAGCGTCCATAGATTATATAGCAGGCAATCTTCGTGGTTCCCTATCTTTGTGGGAGTGTCGGTATATTGGTATTTTGCGCTTTCCTTAAATTTTGATTTGATAATTTTAGATTTAATAGTATCTGTGCAGCTACGGACGCGATTTTCAAAATCAAGAATAGTTTTGTTATATATGTTGAGAGCGTCTTCATAATCGGCATACTGCTTTTTATAACTCTCCATTAGTGTGGGATATTCTTCGGTCTCTTTTATGTAGTCATTGATCATGAGCGGGATCTTTTCGTATAGTTGGAATATCTGCAAGTCTTGCTGTCTTAGAACTACGCTTGTAATGACAATTGCGCCGATAAAAATGATGGATGACATGACCGTAAAAAGCCATGAGCTTGTTAATGATGTGGCAATCTGAACAAGCAGAAAGATGATAGATGAAATTACAAGAGAAAGGCTTTTTCTTCTTGTTGAGATTTGCGTCTTTTCAAAGGTATGGTCATTTACTGGGAGGGCAGGTTTTTTAGGCGGTACGGGTTTTGTTGGTCGGCTGCAATTAGGATATGGCGCAACTTCTATTATTGCATCTCGTATCTCATTCTCATACAGCTTGTTACCATCGCTCCCCCCCCCCTCATAGATTCGCGAGGTGTCGATGTCCGTCAGGCATTTGGGGAACCTTATGATCGGGTAGTGGGAGTCGTCGTCATTGATCTCATGCATCAGCCTCAGGACCCCAAGGACCTGCCCGCCGATCTCTTCGATTATCTTGTCCATGGCATGTAGGATGTGTGGTCGGACGGTTCCGTCGGGAATGTCCCGGCTGGCTCATTCCTTGGCATGCCCGGGTCTCTTGTCGCTTTCATGGCGATGGGTTGTTTGCGGCACGAAGATAATGGTTCCGTCGGGGAATTGCAACATGGCCGCCGCGTGCCTCGGCGGGGACGGCGCGTCTGATTCCCTCAGAAAAGTCTGGTCGGCTGTTGGATTTTTGCTTTGGAATAAGTATCTTTCGGCGTGTTGCATGAAGCGGCCGTTCAGGTTGGCGGCCGCGTGCAATGGACCTTGATTTTTTTTTGACATGGGACAGGGTTCGGTTGGTCAGGATGGCGGGAGGCTGCGGATGTACGCGGCGGACAAGCTCGTGGATGTCGTGCGCTACGCGAACGACGCGGGCCTGCGTCGTGATGACATTGTCTGCATTATGGCGGACGGGAACGGTGGCTTCGCCGTGGTCTATTGGGCATGGGCGGGCATGTGAGACGTCGCGTGGAGGAGGATGACGGGCCCGTGTGCTATTGCCGTGGCTGCCATTCCCTCGCGGTCAGGCGCGACCCCTCCCTCGCCTCCTTCGGGTGGGACGGGAGCTGGTGTGACGTCTGCGGGGGCACCGACATCGGTGAGTGCGGCATTGACGAGTGGCTGGAAGCCGAGGAGAGGAGGAAGGCCGATGCGGAGGATCTGCGAGATACGATGGGATACAGGGGGCTGGTCCGTCGACGGGCGGCCGTGCGCGGGCGTCGAGGAGGCGTATCTGAGGTTCCGTGACCTGTGGGACGGCGCGGCCGGCAGGGTGGCGTCGCGCAGGATGGCGGGGAGGACGCGCCGTGAGAGGATGGCCGGCGGCGGGACTGACGTGGCCGGGATGGAGGGGCTGGAGGAGAGGTACGGGGACGTGGGGAGGGTGAGGTGCTATGTGCTCGGGATGATCGGGAACTCGTATGTGAGGGTGTTCAGGGGCTGGGACATGCCGCCGCAGTGGCGGGAGGACTGGAGGTCGTTCCTCGCGTGGATGCTCGGAAGCAGCTCCCGATGGAGGGAGTGCGGCAGACGGGCCGGAGTCGGGCGGACGGGACGCAATTATTTGAGATTCAAGAGACTGAGGAAACAGGGTTGATTGTTAAAAAAAAAAGGAGAAGTGCCATGGAGGCAAAGGGAGTGGAATCCCCCGCTGCGGCGGGGGGCAAGGAGGCCGCCGGGGAGGCCGCGCCGGGGCGGAAGATGAGCTACGGGGAGCTGCGTGACGTGGCGGCCCAGCTCGGCGAGCAGAACCGGCGGCTCGCGATGAGGGTGCGGGAGCTGGAGGGTTGCCTGGGGAGGGCGGACGTGTCCGTCCTGTTCGGCTACCTTGGCTTCCTCTTCGAGGTCGTGAAGGGCCCGGCGTCGTTCGACGGGGGCTTCGTCGCCGCCTGCGGGGGAGATATCCAAAGGTGCATGGACATGCTCCGGGGCGTGGTCATGCCCGGCGGGGAGGCCGTGGGCGGCGACGCCCCGGCGGATGGGGGCCCGGCCGATGACTGACCTGAGGGAAAAGAGGCCCGACAAGGTCGTCCACCTGAAGTGTTCGGAGACGTCGTTCTTCCGCGTGTGGATGGAGTTCCTGGCCCCGTTCCATCACCTCGCGGCGAGGGAGATGGACGTCGCCGCCGTGATACTGGACCAGCTGTTCAGGCTGAGGGCGCAGTGCGCGGAGCCGTCCATGGCGACGACGCTGCTGTGGAGCCAGGCCTCGAAGTCGGACATGAGGGCGCGGCTGGGGATGACGAAGCCGCACTTCCAGACGATAATGGGCAAGCTCCGCCGGTGTGGCTTCCTCAACGGCTGGGAGGTCGAGCCGAGGTACGTCCCTCCCCTCGACGAGGGCGAGGACGTGTTCGAGATGCTTGTGATATTTGACCATGGCGCGGGATGACGGCGGCGGAGAGGAGGAGGGCGGCGCTTGTCGCCGGAAAGCTGGGCATGGACGCGAGGGACGTCGCCGCCGCCGTGGGGGCGTGGTTCGGCGCGGTTGTCGCCGCCGGCCGGAGGATGCCGCTTGACAGGGCGTGGCGCATCTACTCCAAGGAAAGGCTCGGGGCCATGGGCGGGGTGTTCAACGTCCCGCATGTCGGGAGGATCGGGCCGTCATACGGCAAGTACCTCAGGTGGAGGGCGGACGTGTCCCGCTCGCTCAGCATGGTGGGCGCGCGCAGGGCCGCCGCCGTGCACAGGGCGGAGACGGTCGAGTCCCTCGCCGCGATGGCCCTTCGCGGGGAGAGGATAGGCTCCACGCGCATCGGCGGCAGGCTCCCGCCGGGCCGGTACCGGAGGATATGGATGCTGGGCGCCGGCGGCAGGAGGGCCGCGAGGCAGCTGATACGCAAGGGGACGGGCGACGGGGACGCCTGAATGTTTGCCATGCGGATTGAAATTTCAATAGGGATATGTTCAAGATCAAGAAAATCAGGCCGATGTTCACCGGGGTCGTGACCACGGCGAACAGGTATTCGGGGGACCAGGTGGAGACCGGGACAGGCATAGTCCTCCCGAACAAGATGAGGGGGACGCTCAACCAGTTCCAGACGGTGATTGCGGCGGGCGCGCAGGCGGCGGGCGTGAAGGAGGGCGACGTCGTGCGCCTCAACTTCAGCCGCTACCTCGTGCCGAGGCACGTGCCGGGGAAGCTGGAGGACAACGTGCGCACGGACAGCCTCAGCGCGGGGTACGAGATACCGGCGATGGACATTGACGGGAGGGAGTGCCTCATGGTGCAGTACAATGACATAGACTTCGTCGTCGAGGACTATGACGTCAGCGACGGCGGGCTGCTTGAATAGTCGCGGACATGGCAAGGAACTTGTTGCATGATGACGCCTGCTGGCGTGCGGAGAACGACGCGAGGACGCTGGCGGAGGCCGACGCCATAAGCATGGACTCCAAGAGGCTCGCGGCCGCGAGGAAGGCGGCGAAGAGGCAGTACGCCGACGCGATGAAGAGCGCGGAGTCCCTGAAGAGGACAGGCGGCGGGGCGTCCAAAGGCAAAGGCAGGAAATGAGGCTGATAAGCTACGACGGCTTCGAGCTGAAGGTCGCGGACGAGGCGTTGCTGATAAGGCCCATACGGGAGCTGTTCGAGGCTGACAGGAGCAAGCGCAAGGAGCAGTTCCTCAGGCAGATGAGCTACCTCTACTTCATGACCGACCCCCGCAGCACGCTGATGTACGTCACGGACGAGGAGGAGAGGTCGAGGGAGGTGAGGCTTCAGGAGGGCTTCCCGGACGGCTGGGAGCCGGACGCGAGGCTGAGGGCCGCCATGGAGCGGTACAGGGCGCACACCGTGACCACGTCGTCGCTGGTGCTCCAGAGCATGCGCAAGTCGATAGACAACCTCAGGCGCTTCCTCGAGCAGGTGGACCTCCTCGCCGTGGACGACAGGGGGAAGCCCCTGTACCAGGTGGCGGCGATAACCACCGCCATCAAGCAGGTGCCGGAGATATCGAGGGCGCTGGCGGAGGCGGAGCGTGCCCTTGAGAGGGATTTCGCGGACGCGGACATGAAGGCGAGGGGGTCGCGGGAGCTGTCGCCCTTCGAGGACAACCTGTGACGTTCGGGGACATGGACGGAGCTGACAGGACTGTGGTCCCCACGAACGAGTTCCAGACACCGATAACGGAGAGCTTTCTTGCCTCCATGTCGGAATGGTCGAGGGACCGGTTCATGGATGCGATCGACAACATCCCCCTGGCGAAGTGGATGATCTCGCCGAACCGTCCGAGGGCCAAGGATTTGCCGCGTGACGGGGACGGGAGGATAACGGTCGACATCACCAGGCCTCACATACTTGATGATATTGACTACTTCCGTCCGGCGGCAAGATTCTTTGAGGAGAACGGCCGCTATACCTTCCTGAAGCCCAATGCCAACCCGAACAGCGAGTTCGGGAAATGGTATCTCGAGGAGCGGAGACGCTGCTGGGAGGGATATGTCAGGCCGGAGGACGGGGAGTGGGTCACCGGATACATGTATTGGTTCCTCAACTATTGTCCGATAATGAAGACGCTTGCGACGGAGGCCGCGTCAGGGATAAGGGTGTCCGGGTTCCCCGAGTTCTGGGAAGGCATCTACTACAGGTTCCATTATCTCGACCAGGCGAGGAAGGCCGGCAAGCATTGCATAGAGCTGTCGAGGAGGGGCAGCGGCAAGTCATTCACGTTCGCGTCCATGCTTTCCCACAATCTGTCCATAGGCGAGAACAAGGTGGCGCGGGCTCGGGGCTCCACTATACTTCTCGCCAAGTCCAAGGAGTTCCTGCTTGACAGCAAGGACGGCACGCTTGGCAAGTTCACGCCCATGATGTCGTTCCTGTCCGACAACACCAAGTTCCCCACGTCGATGCTGAAGGAGTCGCCGAGCGAGATGACGTGGGTCGCCGGCTACAAGGACAAGGCCGGCATGACGCACGGCACGAGAAACTCCGTGATGGCGGTGTCGATACAGGACGACGAATCAAAGATAAGGGGGAAGAGGGGCATCTTCCTGTTTGAGGAGATGGGGTCGTTTCCTTCATTGTTGAGCACTTACGACAATCTGCGTGATGCCGTCAAGGACGGGGAGGTCGTGTTCGGGCAGATATACCTGCTCGGCACCGCCGGGGATTCCGAGTCTGATTTCTCCGGCGCGAGGACCATCCTGTACAATCCGGACAGATATGACATCTACAAGTTGGAGAATGTGTATGACAGGGCCGGGGACGGAGGGAAGGCGTTCGGCTACTTTTTCCCGTCATACGTCTCGAGGACGGGATGCATTGGCAGGGACGGCAACTCCGATGTGGTGAAGGCGTTGCGGAGCATAATCGAGGAGCGCGATTCGCTGAGGGGAGGGGATTCCTCCACGTTCCTGAAGAGAGTCGCCGAGATGCCCGTGACGCCGGCGGAGGCGATACTCAGGGTGAAGTCAAGCTGGTTTGACGTGGCGTTGATAAATGAACGTCTCCGTCAGATGGAATCCGATCCGAGGGCGTATGATGATGAGTGGGTCGGCTCCCTCGTCGAGACGCCCGGGGGGGTCGAGTTCAGGCCGACCGATGACAAGCCCATAAGGAACTGGCCTCTGAAGGACAATGCGGACCCCGGTGCGCTTGTCATATGGGAGATGCCTCAGAACGGAAGCGAAGGTAGACCAGTAACAAGCAGATACATAATAGGTTGCGACCCCTACGACAATGATCAGGCAGAGTCCGACTCCCTGTTTTCGGTGTTCGTGTTTGACCTGTTCACGGACAGGCTGGTCGCCGAGTTCACGGGAAGGAAGCCGTTCGCGGAGGATTGCTATGAGGTGGTTTACATGCTGTGCGTGTTCTACAATGCGCTGTGCATGTACGAGAGCAACAGAAAGATGATGTTCTCGTATTTCTCGAAGAGAAGGGCCCTATGGATGCTTGCCGATTGTCCGGAGTATTTGAAGGACAGGCAGCTGGTGAAGTATTCCATGTTCGGGTCATCCATCAAGGGCATCAGCGTCAACGGTCCGATAAACAGCTTTGCAATCGACCTCATAAAGGATTGGATAAAGAAGACATACGTGATAGAGGTGGACGAGAACGGGACAAAGGTCACGAGGAATGTTCCCAACATATTCGCGGTCCGTTCACATGCCCTTCTTCAGGAGCTTGCGGGCTATGACCCCGGGAGGAACACCGACCGCGTGTCCGCCCTCGCGCAGGTGATGCTGTACCGCGAGCAGTTCATGATACTGTACGGCGGTTCGCCGGAAAGGGACGGCGCGGGGACGGAGGACGCCGGGGAGGACGAGTTCTTCGGGCGCGAATGGGGCAGGCAGCTGGAGAGGCTGCGGCGCAGGCGGTGGTGACGCGGCGGCCGCCCGGGCAAAGTGATTTTGTTTGAGACGTCGGACGCGCCCGGATTGTCGCTACATTCGCGTCGGTACAATCGGAAGGCGCACGGACATGGACATCACGCACGGGTTCCCGAGGCAGCAGCTGCCGTTCTCCAGGAAGACGAAGGCCTGGGGGCGGAGCTGCGTGGACTGGGCGGGCGCGAGGACATACTACAACCACGCGCCCGTCCGCAGGGGCGTCGTGCACATGAAGGTGAACTACGACCTTGTGAACGGCAAGGTCCACATGAGGGACGTGGCGAGCCTCCTGAACCCGTCCGATTCGTCCTCGGCGTTCTCCCCGGACAGGATACAGCATTATCCGATCATCAACAAGTACCTCAACGAGCTTGAGGGGGAGGCCGGGGCGAGGGTGTTCGACTGGAGGGCGATAGTCACCAACCCCGATTCGATCAGCGACATCGAGGAGGGCAGGAGGCGGCAGTTCATGGAGTCGTTCCGCGCCGTCGTTGAGGACGGCCGGGCGGATGACCTGGAGGCGCAGAGGCAGGCGGAACTGATGGACGACCACTACGGCCATGAGTGGCAGGACATCAGGGAGATACGTGCGAACGAGGTACTGAGGCACTACTCCAAGGAGCAGGGGTTCAAGGACATTTTCCTCGAGGGGTTCAAGGACGCGACAATAGTCGGAGAGGAGATATACCAGTGCGACATCGTCGGCGGGGAGCCGGTGCTCGCCAAGCTCAATCCGAGGAAGCTGCGCGTCTACAAGTCCGGCTACTCGAACCGGATAGAGGACGCGGACATAATAGTGTATGAGGACTACTGGTCGCCCGGCAGGGTGATTGACACCTGGTACGACCGGCTGAAGGCCAAGGACGTGGAGTGGCTCGAGAGCATGGCGTGGGCCGCCGGGGCCGGAAGCGAGCCCCTCGGCGCGGCGGGCAACGTGGACGACACGCACGGCTTCGTCCGCGCGGAGGCCTTCGAGGGCCCTGACGGCGTCGACGTGCCGTCGGACGACGTGCTCGGCCTCGTCGTCGACGAGCTTGCGAACTTCGAGGGCGGCATGGGGTCGGACCTGAACCCGTATGACATGGCCGGCAACGTCCGCGTGCTGAGGGTCTTCTGGAAGTCGCGGAGGAAGATACTGAAGGTCAAGCATTACGACCCTGAGACGGGGGACGAGCTGTTCGACTTCTACCCGGAGACGTACGTGCCTGACGAGGCGGCCGGCGAGGAGGCCGAGACCTTCTGGGTCAACGAGGCGTGGGAGGGGACGAAGATAGGGTCGGACATATACGTGGGCATCGGCCCGAGGCCCGTGCAGTACAACACGATGGACAACCCTTCGCGGTGCCACTTCGGCATCGTCGGGACGATATACAACCTCAACGAGGGCAGGCCCTACTCCCTCGTGGACATGATGAAGCCGTACAACTACCTGTACGACGTGATCGCCGACAGGATGACGGAGCTGATAGCGGTCAACTGGGGGAACCTCCTTGAGATGGACCTCGCGCTCGTGCCGAAGGGCTGGGAGGTGGAGAAGTGGATGTACTTCGCGAGGGTGAACAAGGTCCTCGTGAAGGACTCCTTCAGGGAGGGCGACAAGGGCGCGGCCACCGGGAAGCTCGCGGGCGGCCTCAACAACGCCTCGAAGGGCGTGGTGAGCGCCGACTGGGGAGACTCGATACAATACTACTACGGCCTCATGGAGCAGCTCGACGCGTCCATGGGGAGGATAATAGGGATGAGCCAGCAGCGGCTCGGGGCCATCGGCACGCGGGAGACCGTGGGCGGCGTGGAGCGCTCGACGCTCCAGTCGAGCTACATCACGGACTGGCTGTTCCAGAAGCATGACGACACCATGCGCAGGGCGCTGACATGCTTCCTTGAGACCGCCAAGGCGGCGTTCCGAGGCAGGACGAAGAAGTTCCCGTACTTCCTCTCCGACAAGACCATGAGGGTCATGGAGGTGGACGGCGACCAGTTCGCGGAGAGCGACTACGGGATAGTGGTGGACAACTCGTCGGACACGCAGAAGTTCGCCTCCCGGCTCGACACCCTCGCGCAGGCGGCGATACAGAACGGCGTGATGGACTTCGCCACCATAATGAAGCTCTACTCGTCGAGGTCGCTGAGCGAGAAGACGCGCCTCGTGGAGGACAGCGAGAGGAAGATGCAGGAAAGGCAGCTGCAGGCCCGGCAGGAGCAGCTTCAGGCGCAGCGGCAGGCGGCCCTGATGGAGCAGGACGCGAAGCTCAGGGAGATGCGGAACCGCGACGAGCTGAACCGGAGGGACAACGAGACAAAGATAAAGGTCGCGGAGATAAACTCCCGGGCGGAGTGGCTGCGTCTCGGGGCCTACGCGGACGACGGGCGGGACCGGGAGCGGCAGGCGGAGCAGGAGAGGCGGCGGCTCGACGAGGAGAGGCGGCAGTTCGACGCCGACCTGGGATTCCGCAGGGACGAGCTTCGTGAGAGGATGGAGGTGGAGAGGAAAAAGATAGGGCTGCGGCAGGCCGGCGCGGAGCCACGCGCGAGGGCGAAGGCTGACGCGGCCGGGACCAATGACACAAAAGAATGACGGGACATGTTCAGTGAGAACCAAATCAAGGAGATTCGGCTGAGGCTCGCGGCCTGCGGGGTCAGGGACACTCAGTTCGACAGGGCCGGGTCGGTCGGGGGCGACGACCTGGTGGCGATCGTGCAGGACGGTGACAACAGGGCCGTCACGGTGTCCGCGCTCGCGGACTACGTGACCGGCGGAGGGTCGGGCGGAGGCCAGGGATGCGGCTGCTCCGCGCTCACCGACGCGGAGGTGGAGGCCATAGCCGACGGCGTGTTCGGCTCGTAGGGCAACAAAAAGGACTTTGACATGGCGACGAAGAAATTTCTTGACGCGGACGGCCTCAGGCGCTACAGCGAGCTGCTTGGGAAGAGGCTCGACGAAAAGCAGGACAGGCTCG